AAAATAATGAACTTTACATCGGCATCATCTTTTAGCGCCTGTTTTGTCATCGTCGGTTTGTCATTAACCGTTACTACTTTTAGTCCGTGTTCTGTTAACTCTCCGTTTTCGTCGTACTTATTTTTAACGTTGTATGCTGTTTGAAAGTTCATTATTTTCCTCTGTGTAATATTCCGGGTTTTGCATTTGGTTTTCTTGACTCATGAGCCGTTCTTCCAAGATCCTCGAGCATACGCCCAAGATCATCAGCAATACTAAGAATAGAATTATATGATGCACCAATCGCGCCAGTCTCTCGACCCAAGATACCTCTGACATAATTTCTTCCTCCAGGACTCTTAATAATATCCAGTCTTACTCTTAACTCCTGTACTAATAAGTCTAGTTTATCAACGTCGAGTTTTCCACCTGGTATTTTTGCTTCTGCTAGTAATTCTGCTTCAAATCTTTTTACTAATGCAGAACTGCTCACATGATTGATGTCTGCTAAAATTTTTCCTAATTGTGTTTCTAGTCTTCTTTCTTGATTGTATGTTAACTCCTTTGTTTCGGCGGCTTTTTTGCCCTGCTCTACTTTCTGGGTGTTGGCCTGCTCTCTTGTTAATTGTGCTTGTGACCTCAGTAATTCTGTTTCAGCCTGTAGTTTCCTTTCTGTGTTTCTTACTGCTCTTTGTGCTGCTGCTGAACTGACTGTATCAGATGGCTTCTGCAGGGTGCCCGGCTGGGCACCCTGTGCTGTTGCGCCTGCTGGTGTAGTTGCGTCGAATTTACCTGCTAGTATTGGATTAATACCTGCTGCTTCTAAGTCCTGCATTCTTCTTTGTACTGCTGTATCTGACAAACCTTTTTGAAAGTCTCTAGTCTTTTGTGCTTCTTTTTCATTAAAGTCTATGACCTTCTGGGCCTGCCCTGCTGAGAATACGTTGAACTCGTCTGCTAATTGTTTATGTTGCTCAAATGTTAAATTGTCGTTATTAACATTTATATTTTGGTCTAATCCTAGTGCATTACTAACTTTTGAGGTAAGGGCTCCTGTTGCGTTACTTACTAATCCGTTGAACACGCCCTTCCCTATTGACGTAACCGCGCCTTTTAGCCCGCTAAATATCTTACCGAGGAATCCTGCTTGTGATTTTAATCCTCTAAGTTGTTTCATTAGAAGTGATCAATCATGCCCGGTATTCCGTAGAGAGGCATTGGCCTCGCACATTTTACTTTAAAGTATGTATCTAGCAGAAAGTCTGGTTCTGTGTTTACTGCTACCACCCTATCTACTGGTGTGTTGCTCTCAATAAACGTTGCGTTAAGCGCTGGCAGTGAACCAAATTCTTCTGATAGGTGCCACGGATCTAATGTACCTGTTGCCGTACTACGCATTTTTCCCGTTATCAGCGATGGTTTATATCTGTACTCTCCATAGCGTTCTTGGTATCCAAATACATCGTCGTCGTTACTGTTTCCCTGTGCGTAAATTTCCTTATTAAGTATTGCTTGCTCTCCTATCTGTGACAATGTAGGCCAATAAAAATCATATCGTGTTGACCTTGAAAACATCCTGTTTAATCCTTGTTGGTATGTTAAATCTGCCCTTACAACAACCAAACCGACAATAAGACTGTGTTCAGTGAAAGATTTAGTAAAACCGTGATTATCAAGTAGGCTCGTGCCCATCGCAGCCAAGTTGCCTTGTGGAGTTGTTGCATCAGTTGAAGAAGTTTGAGCAATAGCACTGATGTTAACAAATGACCTGCCGCCGCCAAGATATACCGGACGCCATGCCCTTCCGTCTGGGCTTGTGACTTGGAAATGGCTTCTAATAATTTCAATATATCGTGTGCCTCCACGTGCGTCTCTCTCCAATAGTTTTTGTATTTGAAATGCTTCTCTTAACTGATTAATTGTTGCTGCTGTTGCATTAGTCAGGTCTGCATAAATTGTAGGGTATTGACCTGCATTACCTTCCATGCGTATGCCTGTGTCTCTGTAGTTTTGATACGTTACATTTCCTTTATCTGTTTCGTATGCTCCTACTGGTCCTGCTGTCCATGTTGTGTTAGTTGAACCAATACCCGTTATTGGTGCCTGAGTGCCAAGTGGGAGTGATACTGCGTCTCCTTTTTGGGGCCACGGCAATGCTGATGTAAAGTAATCGTGTTTTTTACAGGCTTTTAATAGGACATAATTTGCCGGGTCATCTGGTCCATCGTCTGTGTCTACTGTAACTGCATTTTGTAGATTTTGGTCTTTGAACCATTCGTTATATATTAGGTTATATGCTCTTTGGAATAATGCGCTATAGGTTAGGCCTGTAACATCTGTTGGTATTCCCATGTAATCTGCTAGCTTTCCTACTTCTGAGGAAGTTGCTGTAGATACGCATTGTGGGACTGTATAATCTATAGAATCATTTGGGTTTTCTCTTTCTCCCATAAATTTTCTAAAGTTGTCCCATACTATCCTGATAGGTACTTCAAAGAAAAACGTTTCCATGAACATATTATCCATTATTGGATTTATAGGCGTGTTTAATCTTGCAAAGCCTGTCATGTTTACATTGAATGTATCACCGGGTAATGCTTCATCTAAATATATTGGATATAAATAGTCTGCATCTATGGTTGTTTTATGGCCGTGTGACCGGTTGAATGTTGAACGTGGTATTCCTACATTTGGTGTAACCGCGAAGCGGTTTGTCATTACTGACTTCATTGTGTTAGATCTGCTCCTTCGTGTCTTTTAAGAGTGACAGCGTCTACTATCTTTTTCCTGTCTCTGACTATTTCTCCTTCATTATCGTCAAAGGTTCCTATTTTCCATAATTCATAATCTTCAGGATTTTGATAGTAATTGTGTTCGTAGTTATTGACACAGTTACTTGTTATTCTTTGTGCTACTGCGTCGTTGGTTAGTATCATCGGTTCTGTGAATACTTGTGCTACTTTATCGTAAATTGCATACATATTTTTTTTCATATTTTGTTCCTCGCTAAAGATTTTATTTGCGCCTTCTTTGCTTTTTCTCTTTGGTACAAGCGCATGAACGTGTTTTCTTCTGGATGTAACATAGCGTTGACTTTTCTAACGGCTTTTTGCTGCTTAAGGAGATATGCATTCTCCATTTCCAAAAGTTTATCGTAATACTTTGGTATAGGTACTTTTCTCCCGTCGACAATAAGAAAGTCTGATGGGTAGCAATCGGACTTATACTTATCAAACCACTCTTTGCCGATGGCTGGTTTTTTTGACATGGTTGCGTATTCTGGTTCAAGGTCTACCTCCTGATAGTGAAAGATTTCTCCTGTGAACTCATTCCAGTCAAGAATTATCCTGTTGTAATGATCGTGTGCTTTTTCTCCTGTGATTTTTTTAGTGCAGTAACGTGCTACATATGCTGCTGTATCGAAGTTTGCCTCCGCTATAATGTGATGTCCGTAAGGCCATAAGCTACTTAGTTCCGTTGATATGTAATATGGGTTTTCTACTTCTCTCATTTGAACTCTTAGTTTGTCAGGAAAGGAATAGTTAAAGATGATTGCATGGTAATGTGGCCTCCATGATTCTTCGCCATATTCGCCGCACATAAAGTAGCGGATTTTTCTGGGCTTTATTGCGTGACGTAAACGTTTCATGAATTTTTGAAAATCTTCTTTTCTTAAACTGTAGTCTGATGGCATATGCTCATCGTCGTAAGTTAAAGTTATGAAGCAGTTTTGTTCATGTAGTTGTATTTCGTGCATGCATCTAGACGCCCAAGCTATGCTTCGCAGTAGTTTGCACCCAATACACTGTCCACAAGGAACGTCGAGCTCTTCCATGAATACTTTTGGCCTCTTGAATAGAAGCTGTTTTTTTCCATTTTCTGTTTTTTCTAGCCCGACGTATGCATGTATAGGGTAATAGCATGGCATTTTAGAGCCTCGTGCCACCTCTCATAATTGGTGGCATGAAATTGGATTTGTGAACTCTGCCTGCTGTTCTTTTAAACTGCCTTTTTGCTTTTTTAAATGATTGTTTGAATCGTTTCATAGTTCTATCTCTACATCTACGTTAAATGTGTTTAATGCTTCTGATACTAGTTCTAGCATTTCGTCTTTTGTTATTACTCCGTCTTTCGCTGATTGCTCTAGCCAGTGAAGTAAATAACTTCCGAATGCAATTGCTTTCCACATATTTAATTTCTCCTGTCGTATTCAATGTGCCAGTGTGTAGGCTCTTCTAAAATTTGAAACTTAGTTGAGAGCCATTCAAGTTTTGACTTACATTTCTTAAATAAGGTCGCTTTATCGATCGTGACTGGGAAACAATTGCATTCGGAAGTTATTTACT